ACCCGTTAGAATCTTGTTGTAATGTTTGTCTAATCGCCAATATTTCACCGGGACCCGTAGTTAAACTACATTGATACCCCGACCTGTTAGTTGGTTTACAATTAGACTTTAATGCGTTAGTATCTGAGTCAGAAATTATAGAACCCATAAAAATAGATGTTGGTCGAATATCAACATTCGCCTCACTACTTAAATCAAAATCTGTTCTTGTTATACCTAAATTACAAATTTCAGGTTGTCCCCATAATGGTTCAACCTCAATACTTCTATTTACCGATACAATTTGTGGTAATTCTCTTAAATTATTTGATGATTTAAAATTTGTTCCGGATACTTGAGCTTCTGTTGCAAGACCCATTCTAATCAAATCTTGAGGTGATAATGAAAATTCTCCAATGTCAGACAAATCAACATCTAAAACAATTAGATGAGCACCAACAGGAACCCCAAAAATCATATAATCACCACTATCGTTTGTAACCGCATTATATTTATAATACTTGTCGTAAACTTCAATTAAAGTTGGGTTAGTTAAAACATCCGTTCTAGTGAAAAATGTCCCGGTAGGAACGTGAGCACTATATGATGGTTTATAGGGTAGTAAATTATATCTATAACCATCATCATTATTATCTAACAATGATTTATACGGATATAACTCAGAAATAATTGGGTCAGCTTGGTCTTTACTATCTAAAGGTATGAAGATAGATACTTTGGCATTTGGAACACCAAATCCATTATTAACACTAACACGTCCAACAATAACACCATAATCAGCACATTGTCTAGTATAGATGTCTGTTTGTAATATTTTTAAGGATAATATTTCTAAATGTTCGAACTCTTGGTCAATTAATACTTTAACTGAAGTGTCAACACCGACCTTTGTTCTTATTCTATAAGATTTTGACATTTTTATCTTTTTTAATAAATAGTTTATATACCATTTTTAAAAGATAAAACATTTTTTTTGAAAATAAATTATGGTTTAAACTTATATTGTTTAACAAAATCAATAGGGTTTGATTTTTTTTCTAAAAAATTATTAACAATACTAATAACATATTTGTGAACAGTGTTATCAATAGATGTGTGAGTTGTATTAGGAATATCAACATTAAGGACTTTAGTTATTCGATTATCCTTAAATAAGGACACTCGTCCCCCTGAATTGGTGAAGAAAATCATATTGTCCGACCATTTAACAGACATAAAGTTTATCACATAACCAACATTATCTTTAATTTGATAATCATAGTTATTATACAATTGGTTAGCACTATCTAAGAAAACAACTAAATCAACACCAATTTTTTCTTTATTTAAATTATCCAACACCTGAGCAACATTATACCCACCAATACTATGTCCAATAAGAACAACCTTACCTGTTGGGTTAAATAGCCTAAAATACTTTACTGTTTTAAAAACCTCTTCGGACGTTAAATTATAGTTGTTTGTTCCAATATATGTAATTACACTTGTCTCTTTAGTTTCGACCTTACTTTCAACCAAACCCAAACCATCTAAGTCCCTCGACTTAGAAATGTCAATTTGAACCTCATTAGCCCCTGACACATCCTTGAATGGTCCTAACGAACCTTCAACAACTATAACTAAATTTTTGGTATTTTTATTAAAATAATCTTGGGGGTGTTGGATTGTTTCTAATTTTCTTCTTTCATTAAAATCGGTAATATCTGAAGTAATAAAAGAACTAACAATTATTAATAAAAAAATTTGAAATTTTGTTACTTTTTTAGTTACCCTAATTTGATTAAAAAAAATCAAAAAAATAATAAAAGAACAAATCAATCTGAAGTTAAGATATAATCCCGCAACAAAACATTGAGACCAAGTCCCATTATACCCTTTAATAAAAGTTAAAATATCTGTAATATAATCCATTTATTAAAAATAGAGAATACCGATTAAATTATCAAGAGAAATTAACCGTTTTTAAATTTTTAACTCTAATGTTTATATCTTTGTTTGCATATTTTATTTGGTAAGTTTGGTTTGGTTCCGCAAAGATTGTATCATCAATTAACCCTATCTGATAAGTTGTACTGTCAATATATCGTTGAGATGTTTGAGATGATGAATACTGTCCACCAACTTTATTAAAGACTTGAATATCGGATAATGAAATTACCCCGTTTTCACTTTGTATTAATCTTCTTAATTCAGAAATATTAACATTTTCACCCATTTGTCTATTTTCCGGATTAAAATATTCCGAAACAATCGTAATGATTTGAGAAATAACTGTTCCTTGGTTTTGTGTATTATCTAAAACAACATCAATATTAAATCCTAAATCAATAACGTTAGCACTTTGTATTGACACATAATCATTTATCATACGATAGTTTGATAAATAATTTGCAACATTATTCTTTAAAGTGTTTGAAATTACCTCTGTTAGTCTACCTGTTTCATCATACGACAACATTTGGACAATAATTTTATTATTGTTTTCCGTTATTGATACTTTTGCCGGAGCTCCAAATTGTGAAGGCATTGTTCGGATTATTGAATCGTAATCATTTACGGTTACCGCTCTTTTTTGTGATGAGAAATTATATGAAACTAAATTTCTAACTTCTTCAGTTGTTGGGTAATTAGCTCCCCCAATCGCTGCGGTTACGTTTGTACATCTTAATGAATTTACTACAGTTGTGTTAATACTATCTGATGGTCCGTTCACAAAGAATGATACTGTACCTATTTGAGTAATTGAATTTACACCAATATTACTACCTACACCACCACCAACTCTATATTGTATGAATAGTGTTGTATTTGGTTTTAAAGTACTACCTAACGCTAAGTTGTTGGAATACTTATATAGATTTAATTGATAACCATCTCTTGCAAACTCTCTTAACTGTTCGTCCGCAGATTGTGAACCACCCCCAAAAGTAATTTTTAAAAATCCTTCAGGTGTAAATTCACTAATAAACTTAGTACTTGTTTGAATGTATTTCCCCACTTTAATCCCCGGAGAATCCGATACTTTTGTTGGGTCTTCTACAAATACTCTATCTTCCGCCAAAGCATCCACTTCATACCATCTATTATCTAACCCTAAGAACTCCTGAACTGACGGTATATTAGTATACTGTGTACTATCTTTCAACAAAACACTAGTTATACCCAATACATTCTTGTCCGGTAAAAATAATTCATAAAAAGGTCTAACATCATTAGGTGTTATTACTTTTTTAAACACTTTTGTTGTTCCATTAACAACAGTTTCTCGTTTAGTAATTGTATAGTTTAATAATTTATTATTTGAATCAAAATTAGGTATTTTTAGTCTATTTGGAAAACCTTCACCATTAATAGGTGATGAGAAATCAATATCATATACAGTTTCAAAGACTTGTCCGGCACCATTAACTTGTGACCCTCTTCTTAGAATACCACAATATCGTAAATCTTCTTTATCCCCAAAAGCAGGAACTGTAATTGAAAAATCAACTAAAGCAACCGATGGTCTCATACCCGGAACTTTTAATCCATAAGTTTTTGCTATATTAAAAACTGACGACCTTTGTTGAGCATATTGAAGAACTGTCTCTTGAATACTTCTATCAATGTTAAATTGTAAGTTATCCGTTACCGCAGCGTTCAAATCTAATAATACAGAAAAAACAGACGCGTCATTGAAGTTTTGAATCGTGTCCGGATAATACGTTTTAGTGAAGTTAATTAACTCAGTTCTGATTGATTGGAAATCCCTTGTTGTGTAGGAAATTTTCTTGTTTGCCATAATTTTATATATTAATAATTACAAAGTCACTACTATTAAACACATCATTGTTGATGGTATAATCAATCTTAACTTTCGCTGTATGTTCTTTATTCGACATATTTGGTACCCGAAATATTCTCTCATCGTTATCATTTATATAACTACCTTTATCTTCACTACCCTCTGAGGCGGCTTGGATACTAATGTTAGTTATTGTTATCCCCGGTAAATAATTCCCCGCGGATTCTCGTATTTCAGATTCTATTTCTGAAAATGTTGGACCGTCTAATGGTTCAAAAATAAATTCATATAATCTTGTTCCAAAATCCGGTAAATAATATCTACTACCCTTTCTTGTTAATAAAAGGTGTATTAAATTAGACCTAATCTCTTGGTCATTATAATCTGATAAATCTAAGTATTTCCCATCAAAAGATTCTCTGAAAGGAAAAGTTAAACCATATGTTGTTCCATCTGCCATAACTATAAATATAGTGTCGTAA